TTACTTACGATTCAACTAACGCAACTTCTTCTGAAAGAATGAGATTATATATAAATGGAGAAAGAGTAACTTCATTTTCAACTGAAACATATCCTTCACTAAATCAAATATCAGTTGTTAATAATTCATCTTATACTATGCATATTAGTAGTATTCGTGGTGGTGCTGATTATTTTGACGGCTATATGGCAGAGATAAATCACATAGACGGACAAGCATTACCCCCTACAGACTTCGGTGAATTTGATGAAGATAGTGGTATATGGAAACCAATCCAATACACAGGAACTTATGGCACGAATGGTTTTTATTTAGATTTTGAAAACAGTGGTAGTTTAGGTGCTGACCAATCGGGTAATGGTAATAACTTTACTCCTACGAATTTAGCATCTACTGACCAAACAACAGATACACCGACTAATAACTTTGCTACTTTAAATCCTTTATTTAAATCTACTTGTACTCTATCAGAAGGCAATTTAAAAACTGTAGGAACTTCAAGTAATGATAATGAAAATTCATCAGTTTCTACAATAGCTATGCCAAGTGGTAAATGGTATTGTGAAGTAAATGTCATCAATGCAGGTGGTGTACCAAATCTAGGAATTTTAGATTTAGACTCTACACAACAAGGCACTGATAATCATAATAACGCATTTTTCTATCAATCAGATGGTGATAAATGTTCCAGAATAAATGGTGTAAATAATTTCAATCAAGCATATGGTGCTACTTATACTGCAGGGGATATTATAAGTATTTTATATAATGCAGATGATGGAACTATAACTTTTTTTAAAAACGGAACAACACAAGGCGAAGCATTTAGTGGAATAGATACTTCAAAAAGTTGGGTTTTCTTTTTATCAGATAATACAGGTGCAGGGGATAATACTTTTATTGCTAACTTCGGACAAGACGGAAGTTTTGCAGGAACAGAAACTGCACAAGGAAATACAGATAGTAATGGTTTTGGTGATTTTTATTATACTCCTACTAGTGGCTATCTAGCACTCTGTACTCAAAACCTAGCAACAGAATTATCCCCTACGATTGATGATGGGAGTCAGTATTTCCAACCCATTACATATTCTGGTAATGGTGGTAATCAAGATATAAGTGCTAATTTTGATATTGATTTAGCATGGATTAAATCCAGAACAAATGCTTACAATCATGTATTAATTGATACATTAAGAGGAAATAGTAATAGACTTTATTCAAATGCTACTGATGCAGAAAGCACTTTAGCATCACCTAATGAAATTAATTTAGATGGTAGCACCCTTGATTTAAATGGTGGTGTAAGTATTTACAATGCTAGTGGTAACAATTATATCACATGGTTGTGGAACGCAGGTGGTACAGGCGTCACCAATACAGATGGTTCAATCACAAGTACAGTATCAGCTAATCCCACTGCAGGATTTTCCATAGTCACTTATACAGGCACAGGTGCTAATGCTACTGTTGGTCATGGATTGGGAAAAGCATTAGATATGATTATTGTAAAAAATAGAGATAGAGCAGAAAGTTGGCGAGTAGGCATGACAGCTATAGGATTTACAAAACAACTTCTATTAAATGCAACAGATGCTGAATCAACAGATTCTTTAGTTTGGCAAGATACAGCACCCACAAGTTCTGTATTTTCCATAGGAACGAGAAATGCTGTTAATGCAAGTGGTGAAGATTTAGTTGCCTACTGTTTCGCAGAAATAGAAGGATATAGCAAGTTCGGTAGCTATACAGGGAATATAACTTCTGGAACTGACGGAGCATTCGTTTATACAGGGTTTAGACCATCTTGGATAATGGTTAAATCATCTTCTAATGCAGGTCAAGAATGGGTTTTATTTGATAGTAAAAGAGATAGTTTCAATGTTGCAACTAAATGGTTATATCCAAATGCTTCAACTGCTGAAAACGGAACTGCTGACCAAAGAGATGTAGATTTTTTAAGTAATGGATTTAAATTTAGAAATGCAGGTGGTCCAACTTCATATAGTGGAAGAACATACATCTACATGGCATTTGCAGAATCACCCTTTGTTTCATCAACAGGTATTCCCGTCACTGCGAGGTAAACATGAATATAGATAGCAAAACAATCAGTATTATTATGGCAATAGTCATTCAATCCGTATCACTAGTTTGGTTTATATCTAAAATGGATAGTAGAATATCCAATAATGAAAGAGATTTATCTAAGGTGATGATGATGCACGATAAATATAATGAAATGGAAAGACAACTGGATAGACTCTTATGGTTGTTAAACCAAGATAGTTTGGAAAAATAATATGGCTATTACATCAATAACACAAAGAGGTACAACAGAGGACTTTGGACTCCAGGTTGCGAGAGGTCAAATTCCTTATCATAAACAAGTTTATAAGTTTGGACAAAATGCAGTTGTTGGAGATAGTGTAGAAACTATTTGGTCACAAGGAGGTCTATATTCTTACCCACCAAGTGCAACTACTATGACAGTATCTAGTTCTGATACAAATGATACGTCAGCAGGAACAGGTGCAAGAACAGTTTTAATTTTTGGATTAGATGGAGATTATGATGAAATATCTGAAACAATAACACTAAATGGTCAAACGCCTGTTACGACTACTAATTCATTTCTACGAGTAAACAGAGCAATAGTTTTAACCGCAGGAAGTGGCGAGGCAAACGCAGGAATTATTTATGTAGGAACGGGAACAGTGACAACAGGTGTACCTGCGAATATTTACACTACAATTAATGGAGACGGAACTAATCAAACGCTTCAATCTTTTTGGACTGTACCAGCTAACTACACTGCTTATATTCATCAAACAAATATCTCAACAGGGAATAGTTCAAATACTCCTGCTGTTTTAAAAACTTTGTTAGTGGCAAGACCACATGGTGGAGTATTTAACACAAAAGAAGTAATTGTATTAACAGACGGGAATCATCTACAGATGTATAGTTTCCCAATTAAATTAACCGAGAAAACAGATATAGAGTTTAGAGCTGTATCTAGTTCGGCTTCTGTAACTTTTGATGTGTCTGCGTCTATCAGTATTTTATACGTATTAAACGACTTATTTAGAGGTGATTAAATGAAACTAGAACTCAAGGTCATACTACCTTACATTGCTTTAATAGTTGGGTTAGGTATGTCTTGGGGAATGTTCTCTGCACGTCTCGATGCAGTAGAAGCCAAAGCCGATAAAATAGCTAATATGTCCACTGATATTGCTATCATTAAAGAAAAGATTATGTGGATTGAAGATTACCTCTTAGAATCCAGAAAACAAAATATTCGTTATCCCTAGATTATCCACAATTTATAGTATATAATTATTGACATATTGACGAATATGTACAAAAAAATATTAGTCATTTCTGACACTCACTTCCCTTATCATCACCCTGATACGTTCCCTTTTTTATTAAAATTAAACAAAGCCTATAAACCCGATCATGTGGTTCATATAGGCGATGAAATGGATTGGCACTCTATTAATGTTTCTCATGTGATTAATCCCGATCTTCCTTCCCCCGCTGATGAATTATTAGTTGGGCAATCCCTTTGTGGTCAACTCGAAAAGATCTTTCCTAAAATGGTACTGTTAGAATCCAATCATGGTTCTATGGTCTTGAGAAGAGCAATGGCTAAAGGAATGTCTAAGTTCTTCATTAAAGACTACAATGAAATCTTAAATGTGGGTAAGGGTTGGCAATGGCAAGAACGCCACATTGTTGAAACCGATAAAGGAAGAATTATCTTTGCTCATCAGTTTTGTAAAGACATTGCGAAAGCAGTGAGAGAAGCTAGTATGTCGTGTGTTCAAGGACACTTCCACACAACCAGTGAAATTAAATATGTCGCTAATGACTTCCACTTAAACTGGGGTATGTCTGTGGGTTGTATGGTTGATAAGAAATCTTTGGCTATGGCTTATATGAAAGTTAATATGGCCAAACCTATTTTATCCTGTGCAGTGATTACTAATGGAATCCCTTACATTGTACCTATGATCTTAAAGAACTCTGGTAGTTGGGATGGCAATATCTATCTATGAGAATCTTACCTGGTAAGAATAAATTAATCTTTTCTGTTATAGATGAAGAAGCCCAAGAGTTTAATAAACTCAATGGTAAAAAGGGCTTAGTCGAAATCTCTGATAAGAATCTATGGATCTTATGGAGAGACCTATGTGATATAATAGAAGAGAAATGTCTTACGAAGAAGTCAAACAATCCATCATAGCTCACGAAGGCAAAGTCAACAAAATATATAAAGATCATCTAGGCAATGCTACTTTTGGTATTGGACATTTAGTTCTTCCAACAGATGATTTAGAAGAAGGGGTAGAATACCCCGATGAAAAGGTTATGGAGATCTTTGAGAAAGATTTTGAGATTTCTAAAGAAGGAGCTAATCTCTTTATTCCAGAAGAGAATATCCACCCCACTGCCTTTGGCATTGTTATTGAAATGTGTTTCCAGTTGGGCCTTCCAAGATTACAAAAATTCAAACGATTTCATTACCATCTCAATAAATGCGAGTACGAAGAAAGTGCAGCAGAAATGTTGGATAGTGTTTGGGCTAAGAAACAAACACCCAATCGTGCTAAAGCATTAGCAGATAAAATGAAAAGTATTTAACAACCGAAAGGAGTTAGAAATGAAAAAAGCATGGGATTGGGCATTAGGTTTATGGAATAAACTTAATACTCACGCAAAATGGATGATCCTTATCGTCTTAGCTTTAATAGTTTATAACTGGTGGATTGCATAATGCTTTCTAAGCTATTAGGCGGATCTCTTGTGGACACTGTTGGTAAAGTTATCGACAGTGTTCATACTTCGGAAGAAGAAAAACTCGCTGCTAGAAACAAACTCCAAGAATTAGAGAACGAGATTAATTCCAAACAAATGGATATTAATTTAGCCGATGCTCAATCTACTGCCACAGGTATTGGTGGT